TCATTGGTTTTAGCGTCAGTAAAATAGTATCCATCAGTTCCATTTTCATTTGATACTTTACCTGTTGAATGATAAGTTATAATTGTATCACAACTCAAAACCTTAACTGTAAATTTGTTATTTAATCCAGTAGCTTTGCTAAATTGTGCATCAGTACAACTTACAAAAGCAGCGGATAAAATCAAAAATGTAATTATAGTTTTTTTCATTTCATTATTTTTTATTGTTCATCATTCTTTTTAGGTAGATAGCAAAATCCAAAGCTTCCTCATATGCGTGCTGCATCCATTCCTTTTCGGAAAGATTAGCCTTATCCACAGTTGTGCCATACTTCATTCGTCCCATCTTTTCACGTGAGATAAGGTCAGTTATTACTTCTTTGTAGACATCACTTTGGCAGTTGTCGAAATCGTGTGTTATATTCATTGCTCTATTATTTTTTTTAAGTTAGGTCTAAAATAGTTTTCTCCTTTGAGAACCTTTCCATCTTCTCGGTAAATGGGGTTTCCGTTGCTATCAAGTTTGCTCATATTGGAGGCGTGAACTTCGTCAAACATAGCTTCAAGTTTGTCATCAATTCCCAAATCAATTGCATAGCCAAAAAGCAAATACATTTGATCAATAATCGCATCAGAAATCTCAAAGATGTCTAATGCATTTTTCATCTCATCAAGTTCCTCTTGGATAAGTCTTTCGTGCAATGCGCAATCTTGAATATTTTTACAACCTGCAATGGGAAGGTTGTATGTCTTGCGAAATTCTCGCACCTGGTCAATTTGTTTTTTCATTGTAAAACTCGTTTTAATACGCTAAATTTTGAATTAAATTCTTCTTTGGTAAACTTACCTTTGGAATAATCAAAGAACCAACCTTCCCCATCCTTTGACCATTTTAAGTAGTTGCAAAATCTGCAACACTTGACACGTTTATGGTCACTTGGCCTTTGATATTTCATCTTGTCTTTGCTGAAAAAGAACAAAGGAAAGTTGCGGTTACAACTAAAGCACTTTTTCCTCATTCACCACCTCCACTTTTTCGGATTCCTCTTTAGCGTTCTGAATCAATTTCGTCAATTCAGGTAACATCCAATATCCATAAGTTGCCATCTCATAAGTAAAGTCATCCAACTGCCGAGTAATATCCGGTAGTATCGCACCATCAACATTCCAAAGTTCAGTTATTGTCTTTCCGTGTTCCTTTTGAATGGACTCATTGAGTCGCTTCATTAGCATTTTCGTTTGGTGGTTGTAAAACCACTTAACAGTTTCGCATTCATCTGCTGCGTACAATGAAGCTTGTAACCACATTAATAAGTTAAGCACCTTCAATTTTTCGTGGTCATCGTGTGTAATTTTGTTTTTCATAACTCGTCTTGGATTTGTTTACTGATTAATTCAAGTGCGTACTTAGCACCTGCCATAAAGGCGAAATAAGCTTCACCACTCATATCGTCATCGTTTCCAAATGATGCGTAGCTTTCCGCCTGCATCTTAATCATTTTGTTTAGTTCCATAATTGTGTTTTTTTAGTTGTTGCAAATATAAATAAATTTCTACGCAAACGCATACTTTCCAAAATTCTTTTTTAATTCATAGAACGCCCTCATCATTATTGCATCTGCAAAGTCGGGAGATATTCCGTGACGTTTCTTCAAGTCCTCTTTGTTAGTCACTCTCAACTTTCCATCACTATCTAACTTTTCACGTCTTATCATCTCCAGTTCTTTGACGATAGTGTCTTTGTGCGTGGATTCAAATGTTATCAGGTTGTTGGTGATAAGTTCGCCTAACTTAAAATAGCAATCGGATTTAAGATTCATATAATTATCTCGCACCGATTTTGATCCGTTCAAAAATCCCTTGCATTTAAGATAGTCAACGGCACCACCACCTATCCCATCTTCATCGCATAGCACATTTGAAAGCTTAACACCGTGTGATTTCACCAACTGGTTAATGGTGTCCACAACTTCGTTAATTGGTTTGTGTTTTAGCACAACAAATGTTTCAGCGTGCAATCCATTCCACACAACTATAACTGTCCTATCATCTCCCATTCGAGCTATGTCGGCAGTGATGAACTTATCAACGTTGGAATTGGCAGGAGTGCGGAAGCATCTTAACAAATCATCGTATTCGTATAGGCGGTCTTTTGTCTCATCGTAATCCCAATCGCCTTCAAGAAGTCTTTTTCTATCCACTTCAGGAAGTAATAAAAGAGATTCGAGATATACTGGAGAAACGTGAGGATTGTCAGTTGGCAATGCTTGTATGAATTCACGGTCTGACCTTATCAATCCACTACGTTTGGCGTCAAAGAATTCACGATAGAGCCATCCTTTGTGGGGGTTGCAGGTCAATAGTCCTTTGGGTTTGTCGTTAATCAATTTATAGCGCACCCTTGATGCCAAGATATTCACGCATTTTTCAGATACCTCCCCAGCTTCATCAACAAAATAATCCGTTAATTCAATTGAACCAAAACGCTGAAACTCGGGATCTGATGGGGTATCTGCCAAGTCCATTAAAATAGTTTGACTGCCATTGAACCAAGTTATTACGTGGTCTTGTCCGTTGTACGTATAGTGTTTTCCTGCAATGAGATTGTGATGAGCGCACAATTCAAAGAAAGTTTGCATAGTGGATAGGCGAAGCTTCTTCAATTCAGCACGGCCTATTAAGCCTCGGGTACCTGGATACTTTAACCGTCTTTTTATTTGCCAATCGCAACCGAGGAATGACTTTCCGCCTGATGCAGCTCCGCCATACAAGACTTGACGTATATCGCAGTCTTTTGAAAGCGCATCAAGAGCCTGCATTTGCTTTGCGTTGTATTCAATTTTCATTTACATTCAATTTGCCCATTGTGTTGCCATTGCTTTGGCAATTCCTGGAAATGTTTTTGAGCGCTCCTTACTTCTTTCTTCTGCTGTTTTATACCATTTATCAGCCGTTCTACTAAATCTTTTACTTACACCTTCCGCATTTGTAAAAATTGTAAAGTGTGGTTTTACAAAAGATACTTCATTATTAAACAAATCAATTTGTTTAGTATAAAACAATTTTGGCAAATTCTTTAACCATAAACAAGTTGCTTTGCTTGTGTCATCACCAAAATAATAAGGGTGAATTATTTGATCGGGTTTTCTATAAATTTTGGACATTATACCTATTGGATTTTCAATGGCTATTTTTTCAATTGGTGCGTTTACAATTTTCATAAAAAAATCAATACCTTGTTGTTGCCTTCCATTCTTTCGCTTTTGCTCAAACCAAGCTGCACCGCTTACCGCCAAATGTGTACAAGGTGGGAAAGCAATCATCATATCCCAATTTTTATTTATTTGTTCTAAAACATCACCTTGTATATGCCATTCTGAATGACCACCGCTGCAAGGTAATAAATCACAACTATAAGCTTCATGACCTAATTTACGTAACTCAATTGTTACTGCTTGACTTTCTTCACAAGCTACCAATATTTTCATAGTTTCTCCTTTGCTTTTTGTTGTAAGATATGACTGTCCATAATGTCTGCATAAACAAGCCTTGACAATTCAGCTTGATAATCTTCTTTGATTCTATCCTTTGCCATTTTATCAAGTCGCTTGAATTTATAGTCACTCATTTGATTTGCGTCTAATGTCTTTTTGTATGCCATAAATTGCCAGCGTTTCCACTCGTCATCGCTCCACGTGCTATCCGTGTAAGCACCCAACTCATATAACTTGCGTAGCTTCATTGGTGCAAGCATTAACACATAGTCACGTTTGTTTTCTTTCCACAATTGCAAGTCATCCGAGAACATTTGTAGCCAATCAACTGGAGGTTCATCCTCATTCATCAAGGTAATTAAAGTTAGCTTTTGTTTCTTCTTATCAATAGCCAAATTCATCTTCATTTTGTATTCAGAGTATTGCTTTAATACATCAGATAAGAAAGCAACCGACATCAATCCGAAACATTCAACACGTGGCCAATCTTGACCAACTGCATTGAGTTGGAAGGCAAGTGCTAACTCACCAATTGTAACGTATCGGTAATGGCCTTGAATCACTCCGTACAATAGATTCGTTTCCTCATCAGAAGGTAAAGTTTTGATTCCATATAGCACGATTCCATAGGATAGCGTTTGCTTAAAAATTGAGAGTGTGCAGTCACCTAAATTGATTTGCTCCTGCGCCTGAAGGTATGCCTTCTCGTTATGCGTCAAGCCACTGCTGAAGGCTTGTCCGTTGTATTCGACCAATTGTGTCATTGTGTTGATTTTTAGTTACAAATTTAGTTAAGTCCCAAGCTGACCTCATCGCAGCTTTCCAATCTTTCATTTTATTCTTTCCGTACTTCCAACCTGTGTTTGTGTAGTGGGATATAAAAACATCAGCGAAGTTTAGCGCATCTTCAGAGGTGGCGTGAGGCATCTTATCAAGGAAGTGGTCTGCGACTTCCTCAAGTGACGGAACAATGAAATGAGAGCCTGCTAATTTTTTCGGTAGCATTGCCTCCAGGTGTGCTATCCTTTCTTCCAAGGATTGAACCTTTGAGATTAAAGTAAGGTTGTCCATATTGTAAAAGTTTTTTAGTTTGGTTGCAATTATAGCCATATTTTTCCAACGTCTCAAAAAATTGATTCGCATTGAATTGATATTCCCCATCAGTTCCATATAGTTCGCAGAACTTTCGAGTGCAATGTATAGCGGTTGCGTGGTCTTGATCAAATTGTTGAGCAATCCTTTGCCAAGTTAAATTTCCATCAGCTAAAAAAAGGAAGGTGATAAACATACCACGTGCATCAACTATGTTTCTTTTGCGAGATTTTTCGTGGATATCTTCAGGACTTATACCATATACCTCCTCGCAGCACTGGTAAAGGATGTCGTTAAGTGTTTTTTGGCTATCAAATTTCTCAACCAACTCATCTAAATTTTCGATAAGTTCGGGAATTAGTTCGGAGTTCAATAATTCACGTAACCGTGCAAATTGACTTTTGCTTTGTACTCGCATATTGTCAATGACCTTTAATAATAAATCATTCATTGCAGTAAATTGAAGGTTCGTGTTCATTTTCATTTTCAGCTACTGCCAATTCTATCAATTCGCATTTGTCCACATTGATTATCTTGGATAGCTTTTCGATGTGATGTATTGACATTGTCAACGGATAGCTTTCGTACTTGCGACCAGTTGGCCACGTTACCTCCATCGCTCTTGCAAATTCTTGCGTATTGGCGAAGTGCGTTTTAATTAGTGTTCTAAATTTCATATTAGTTTTTTTAGATATTCAATAAATTTTTGAGGGTCATCAAAGGTGATAACCCCCCTTAAAAAGGGAGGTCATCAGCGTTAGATAATTTGCCATCCATTATAGCGTCCTTGTAAGGATTGTCTCCAGTTGTAAGATACACTTCAAAAGCTTGGGCCGTAGCGCAAATGATTCCAATCTGCTTTTCCATTGGCTCGCCTTCACCTTTGTGGAGATCAACGGCTGCCTTCAAAGCTACTGCACGTGCGATGTCTGCTTTATCTTCGGGAGATTTGCCATAAGATTTGGCAGCACCACCACCACTCCAAGCGGGTTTGTTGGATTGCAAAAATTTGATGTTCCAAAATTTACCTTTTTGGGTATATTCGTAATTCATCTCATCACCTACCTTCCAGGTGGGGATTTGTGTTTTGGCGAAGCATCCGCCAACGTCACCATTTTCCATTTGTACCTCGAATTTAAAGAGGTCATTCCACGTGCCATCATTTTGGATGGACTTGATTTTACTTGTTTTCATTCTATTGATTTTTGAATTGTTTTTACTTTTTTTAATTCGTTAAATACCTCTAATAATTGCGGAGGCATAAACTTTTCTATTATTTTAACTGTTGTGCTGCCATTGCCTTTGATTCCTTGAAGCTTCATCAATTGCTCATTTGCATTGTACCAGATTCGATATGATTCTTTTTTTGATGAGTTCTTAAAATAAATTGAATCCAGTTCCTTGATCCACTCATCAAATTGTCCATTGATTGAGTTGATGAAGTAATGAGATTCATAATTCAAATGACCTTTGACATTTAGCGCATTCATACGATTGATAAGGTCTAATTCATCCAGTGCAACCCATTCAATCATCGCTTTTCAAATTTATCGTGCAATTGTTCCGAGGTGTATTCATCGTGGTTATCTGATTCACTTGACCATATAAACGTCCAATCATCATTAACCTTTATACAATTGTTAGTGTGATAATGATTCTCTCTAACCCAATTCAAGAACTCAACTGAGTAATCTTTTTCAAAGAACGCACATTCACTTAATAAAAATTTGATGTGTTCCTTTCGTACTTCCTCACTATCATTATCCCATCTATCTATGTAAAAAGATAATTCATTGGTTAACCATTTAATAGGACTGGTCTTTTTGAATTTCCAATAACTATTATTCATCTCTTGTATGTTTTTTCTTTGAGCAAAGCCTCCATCCTTTCAAATGGTTTGCGTGGTGACGCATCCGCAATGTGTTGAGCGATTGCGTTGAAGTCAAGTTGCTCCTTTGGATAACTCGCAGATTGTACGCAGATAAACTTGCGTGGGTAGGTGCTATCAAATCTTTTCATAGTGTGTGTTGTTATGTAAGTTATTTTTCAAATCAATTGCCTCATCAGGTGTCATCAACCAACTGTCCTCATCATTACACAACCATTTATTTACAAGGTGAATAATGGCTGTCTTTTGATTTATTGTTAATCCGTGAACCGATACGTGCAGTGGACATCTTTTGTCCTCTAATAGGGGTAATGAATTGCCCCACAATTGAAGCTTAACTCTTTTCATTACGCAATGTGTTTAGTAATAAACAAAGGTGCTGACTCAATTGGATAATACTTTGTCATTGTCCAACAAATGTTACCAATCATACGGCACAATGCGATTTCATTACCTGCAACGTGGATTTCGTTGATTCCTTTTTTAGCGACTGACAATCTGTGTTGTCTTGATACTGTGTTGTTTTTCATAACTGTTGTTTTTTTGTTTGTTTGTTGTTTAGTGATGTGCGTTGAAGAGCCGCACCCCTCTTTTTATTTTTAGAAACCCATTTCAATTTTCAAAAGAGCAACTTTCATTTGTGGGTTTTTATATGCTAATACCGCATCATCAAACGTTTTATAATCTTTTCCCATACTTCTTCTACCGTATGAATCATTATAAATTGAAATATAATTAAAATTTCCTTTAACTACTAAAATAGTCCATTGAGTTTTACCAATAACTACTTTATGTGATGTGTAAGTAGTTCCTTCTTTTTCGATTACTTTAACTGTTGTTTCCATTGTGTTTGTTTTTTCGTTGTTTGTTTGACAAAGATATAAATAAATTTTGATTTGTCAAGAAAAAAATTAAAATATTTTTAGTTTTGTAGGTTTTACGGGGGTTTCAGATAGCAATTTTTTTTATATGAATATCAAAAATGCGTCTTAAATTAGATGCGTGAAAGGTAAAATTCTACATAGTATGAAGCCACGTGCGAAAAAACCCTTCGCAGGTGAAGCAGGACTTCAGCAATCCATTATCCAACACATCAAGATGCAGTACCCAAATGCACTTTACTGCGCATCTGCGGGGGGTATGTTTACGAGTATGAAGCAAGCAATAAAGATGAAGGCTACTGGATACGTTAAAGGTTTTCCCGACCTTCAAATATGTGAGCCAAATGGCAAATACTTTGGTTTGTTTATTGAAGTAAAAACGGAGAAGGGAGTTGTGAGTAAGGAGCAGAAGGAATGGATAAAGGAACTGAACAAAAGAGGGTATTATGCTACTTATGTAAAAGGATTTGAGGCAGCTCAAAAAATTATAGATGATTATTTCAAGGGCGCAATATGAGCAGCATCGCAGGTTAGCAATCAACCTTTGCGGTGGCAACATCTACGAGGCAGATGATTTGCTTCACGATACGCTACTATGCATTTTTGAAAACAAATCAACTATAAAGAATTCAGAGCATTACATTAACCACGCACTTAAGATAGCGCACTGGTCAAATAGAAGTCATTACCATAACACCATTCGCAAGTTTAATCAGATGTCTGATGAACCAACAGAATCACAACTCCGAGACTTTGAAAGTGTGGAGGTGTGGTTAGGTGACCGTATCACAAATGAGCAACTTGATATATTGATTTCACGGTTACCGATGTTGGAACGTGAAGTCTTTTATCTTTACGCCTTAAATGATTTTAGCTATCAAACTTTGAGTGATGAGACTGGAATACCAAAGAAAGCACTTTATAACTTTGTCAAATACGCAAAAAACGAAATAAGAAAAGCTATTGTAATATGATAAATAAGATAATGCAAATGGCAAATGAACGGATGCACATATGCATTGAGTGTCCCGTGTACAATTCCACAACTCGCACCTGTGGTATGCCATTAAACAAGTTAAACCCATTCTCCCAACCCGTAACCATAGACGGAGTTACATTCAAACCGTGTGGGTGTTTCTTGGACTTAAAAACAAAGATGACATTTGCGGATTGTCCTGCAGGTAAGTGGCCAAAGATTGTTGATGCGGAACTTGTAGAACAAGCAAAGCAATTAGTTGATGAGGTAAAGCGCACCAATGTCCTTTCTGATGGCAATAGAAAGCTATTAACGCAACTTGATACCTTGATGAAGGGAACGAATACCAAGGTGAGCAGTTGTGTGCCTTGCATCAATAAAATAATTAGCGAACTCAATAACCAACTTAAAAGGGAAGAGGTGCTATCTACTGAAGAACAAACCCCACAACCTAAAAAACGTGGAAGAAAATCAAGAAAATCAGGAGTATGATGAGCCTGCTTCATTTTTGTTTTATGTTGCATTTACTGATCGCCTTGTTACTTATTGGGTTGTTGGTGGTCATGATGCTCAGGCAAACCCTACGTTTTACAGTTGAAAACGTTTTGGGTATGTTGTTTACTGCTTTTTGTTGGCCAGTTGTTTTGGCAATGACAATTATAGAATTATTCAAAGGAAATGAGAATTAGTTTTGATTATGATGGTGTCCTATCTACTGATAAGGGCAAAGAGATGGCATTAAAAGCCATCCAAGATAATAATGAGGTTTGGATACTCACAGCTCGAAAAGAATACGATAATGAGGCTGTATATTCAACAGCTGAAAAGTTAGGAATTCCAAAGAGTAGAATCGTATTTACAAATGGAAAAGACAAATGGTCATTTGTGATGAGGCATAAGATAGATGAGCACGTTGATAACAACCAGGAACAGATAGATAAGATTCTCAAAAATACGTTAGCAAAAGGTACTTTATTTGTTGATAACTAAATAGGCAACCATTGCACTGAATTACTATATTTGTAGTGTTCAGTAGTTCCGATGATTTCCCCCTTTGATTTAGGACGCTGAACACGTTTAAATCATTGGGGGAGTTTTTTTTGATATCTGAATAAGGTTTTTTCCCGTTTTAATCCCTTGCTATGTAACTATAATTAAGTAGCAAATAAAAGCGATTGCGAAAAGAACCATCACTCGATTTGGTATCGGAATAGATCCGAGAGATTTGTTGAGTGATGAACAACATTGATTAAATAATCTACGCTCTGCAGAGGTGCAACGTAGTGGTGAAGGGAAGTAAAGATACCTATCAATGCCAGTACCTAACTGGAACTTTTGGGCAATGAGTACTTATCAATTATAGTTAAATAGATAAGTAAATAGGATTGAATTTGGATTGATAGTAGCTTCAATCTTTTTTCACCTAAAAACCTTACTATGTATATAACTGAAGTAATTAAATTAAACCCAAATAATTAGGTCTTATCTTAAATAATTTAGTAAATTTGAAATATGATTATACTACCTGCTCAAATTGAAAGTATAAAGTCACGCAAGGACAAAACTACGGCCATTGTGATTGGCACTAATGAATTAACTCCAGCAACTGCAGGTCAATTGTTCTCTTTGCAGAATTCATTCGTCTATTGCGCGATAAAAGAGGAAGAATTCGCTACTAATGAAAGGGACATTTTAAACGACCTTAAATCGGACTTTGAGATTGAGAGGAAGTCTAATGGTCAAAGACTTAGAAACATCCTTTACAAGCTATGGGAAAACGATAAGGAGGGGTTTCTTACCTTTACTCGCTATTATGACCATAAGATGGAGCAGTTAATAAATCACTTCAAAAGTAAATTAGAATTGTAGTTTTTGTAAACATCAAAAATTAATTAAATGGGATTACCAAAAGGACAAACGAATAACTCAAGTGGCAGGCCAGTTGGCTCAAAGAATAAACGCACCGAACAATGGGAGGCATTGGGCGAATCAATTACAGGTCAACAAGCGGAGCAGTTCAATAACTTTATGGACAAGTTGTGGAATTCTCGAAACGATGAAGATAAAATGATAGCGTCTGAACTTTACCTCAAGACACTTGAATATTTCAAACCAAAGCAGGCGAGAAACACCATCGTTGGTGATGCAGATGCGCCTGTACAAATTATAATATCGGATAAGTTATGAAGCCACAAGAATACGCAGCTGAATTAGTCAGAAGCTTTAAGCCTATGGTAAGGTCAAAGATGTCTGAAGATGAAGATAATGTCTACGCACGTGCAGTTGAATGCGCCTTACATCACATTGAATTAGTCTTGACTTTAGATATCCCAACAATGAGCGAAGGTGATGAGCAGGATTTTTACGATTGGTATAAGTTGGTGAAATTAGAACTGCAAAAGTTATGAAGGTCATATACGAATTTACCGATGATGACAAAGAGGAATTGGAGTTATTCCAACAATCAAGAAAACTTTGGCTTACCTTTTGGGAGGTGGAGCAGGAGCTTCGCAGTTGGACTAAATACAACTCTCAAAATCTTTCAAGTGAGCAACTGGATGGAGTGGATAAATTCCGTACACGTTTCTATGAAATAATAAATGAAAATCAAATTAAATTAGACTGATGGAAGAAAAAGAAGTTAACCCAGCTACCCAATCAACATTCACAATCGCTGTGTTATTCGGTATGTGGCTGCAACAAAAGGAGCAACGTAAACGATTAGCAAAGGCAAAAATCACCGAACTTTTCACCGAATGGATTACCGAACTTGAAAAGAAACTACCCGACAATGAATAAAATAAAAGTATCACTTGACTATTCAACCATAACGGTGAAGCAGTACGTTGACTTCATCTTAAATGAAGGTAATGAGGTAGGTCAAGTGTCCGCTATACTGAACAAGCCAAAAGACTTTGTCAGGCAGTTAGCACCAGATCAATTGCAAAATGCAATCAATGCATTCAAGTCAGTCATTGAAAAACCACAAGCCAACAAGCAGAATCGTTGGAAGGACTATGGATTCGTTCCCGACATCAACGCCATTAGCTTTGGTGAGTGGTTAGACCTTGATAGCAACTGCAAAGACTTTCCCAAGAATCTTAATAAGATACTTGCGATACTATACCGACCAATCTTAAATCAACTTGGCAATAAGTACGGAATAGAACCGTACACTTCAGCACATCTCAAAAATGCTGATGAGTTTAACGAGATGCCGTTATCAATTGCCAATGGAGCGTTGGTTTTTTTTTCGACTATCGAAAGAGAATTGGTGAACACTTCGCTTCAGTATTTGGATTCACAAGTGATGACGAATCTGAAGGAGGCGATGATGATGATGGAGGAGGCATTGCAACAAGCGAACTCAGTTCAAAATACGGATGGTTTCACGTCATCGAAGAATTAGCGGATAGAGACATCACTAAATTTGATGCAATCACTAATACACAAGCCTCAACCATATTCGCTCATCTATCTTACCGCATAGATTATTTCAATTTTCAAAAGCAATTACTATCTAAAAACAATCACTAAAGCTACTTAACTATATGAGCGCATCATCTCTTTATACATACAACGTAGTAATCGGAAAGTTTGAGCAGTTTGCGAACGCTCACGCATTGATAAGACGTTTCACACACGGCCAAATATCCCAAGCGGATTTAGAAAAGGAAGGCGAATGGCCTTGGATGCACGTCACACCTACTTCATTTTCATTTGATGCAGGATCCCTTACCTATTCGTGGGATGTCTATTTTTCCGACCTACCACGTGATAAGGAAGAAAAGACTGAGTATCAAAGGCAATCAATGAGTGAGTGCATACAGTTGGCAGGTGACTTTGTAAATATGTTGGAAAATGGAACAATATTCGATGAGTCCGTTGTACTTGGCAAACCAATTTCAGCGCAGCCATTCATTGAGGAATTCAGCCACGTATTAACTGGAGTGCAATTATCAATTGACATCACAGTTGATTATGAATGGAACGCTTGTGACATACCATATATCGGCGACTAATGAAGAAGCTTCAATACACAACCAATGATCCATCAGCCACAACTGATTATTTGGCGGCTGACAATACTTGGAAAACAATACCTGGCGGTGGGGGTGGGGGTGGTGTGCCTTACACAGGTGCAACAGCCAATGTTGATTTAGGTGAATATGGATTGAGCGCAGGATTCATTGAATTCGATACCACACCAACTGCAACACCAACCACGCAAGGAACAATGAGTTGGGATGTTGACCACAACACGGCTCAACTCGTAATGAATGGAACGGTGGGGCGATTGCT